CCGCCACGAACGACTGCGAGATCGGGAACGGGAACGACCAATACGTCGTGTTGTCCACGGGGGTGCCGACGAGTGATCCGAACTGGGGGGTGACTCGGATCACATTGCCGGCATCCACATCCCCGAGGACCGCATCGCGGTTGTTGGCGTCACGGTCGGTGATCGACACCCGGAGCGTATTGGCGTAGCCCGGTACGGGATCGGAGGCGAGTGTGACCTCACCGGCCGAAGGCACTCCGCGTGCCGTGCTCCACGTATACGCCCCGAGTGTCGTCGCCATGTTAGCTGGCGACGTTGTACAGGCTGAACGCCGCGGGATACCACGGGATTGGGAAAAGAATACCAATCAGGCCGACATCCCGGCCGGCCTTGGAGGGCACGTCCACCTGGAGGGTGATCGGGCCATCCTCGGTCCATGCGAAGCCCGACGAGGGGCCGACGAGCGCGAACGCGCCGTGATCGTCCAGCGTCGGGACATGGACCGCGCGGAGGCCGGAGATCGTGCCGCTGATCCCGCCGGCTGCCGTGGCCGAAGCCTGGAGGCCGGGGTAGAGCGGGGCATTCGTGCCGGTCGCCTTGGCATCGATGAACTCGCCGATTGCCTGAGTGGACAACCAGATGGTGTCCGGCGGCCGGCGGATGGCGTCGAAGCTCGTCACGAACGCCGCGCCCAGCGAGAGGCTCGCCGGGTCGAGCGGATCGCCCTGGTTCCAGCCGCCCATTGCGTTGGCGAGGGAGTCGAGCGCCACATCCTCGGCGAACTGCGCATACGCCTCTGCGAGCAGCTCGATGAACAGGCCGAGGAAGCTCGGCGACGAGCGCCGGAGCAACTGCACGGAGATGTCCGCGGCACCTGCGATGCTCACGGCCCCGAACGTCCGGGTGCCGATGAGCGTCTTCTGTGACGCGACCTCTTCCTTCTCCGGTGACTGGATGCCGACTTCGGGCCGCTGGTTGATGACCGGCACCTTGATGTCCATGCCCGCGGGCGGGAGGTCCAGGCGGCGGGTCGTGGAGAGGAACGGACGGGACGCGTCGATGACGCCGATCAGCTCCGTCAGGTATGCCGTGGGCACGACGCCGAGGTTGTCGGACGTGATCACGTCATCGAGCGACCGCATGGCGACCGCCGGGGTGATCTCGCCCGAGAGGACGCCGAGGACGGTGTGCGCCCACACGCCGAGCGGCGGGATCTCCTTGTCCTCCGCGCGGGTCGCGGGGAGGGTGACGGCCTGCCGATCCGCCTCTTCGAGCTGCTCAAGGCGGCCCATGACCGCATCGAGCGGAGCGCGGAAGGCATCGGACATCGCACTCACGAGCGCGTTCCGATCCTCCGCGGTGAACCCGGTCACGGCCGGGGCGTCGTTCTCGGCCATGTGGCCCTCCTGCGAGCGGATAGCAAGTACCGTCGCCTGCTCGCCATAGGCGGGACGGTAGGTGAGTACCGCGCCAGTGAGCGCGGAGCGGGTGATCCGGCTGACACGTCGGCCGGCTCGTGTGACCTTCTCGACGATGTTCCGGCCGAGGTCCATCTCAAGGGAGACGCCCTGGATGATCCCGTCCTCGGCCAGCGCCATGATCTCGTCGCCGGCAGCCGTGCGGGCAACCTTGAACGTGGCGTATCCGCCGTCTGCCTCTTCCCATACCCGGACCGACCGTCCGGTGGGCACGCGCTTCATGGTGGGCTGGCCGTCCGACCCCAGGCCGAGCGTGCCGGAGTGCTCCAGGCCCATGAGGAAGAGGGCGTTGTCAGGAGTGCCGGCCACGGAGCCGGGTGCGAACTCCTCCGCACCGCTGCGGGTGCTGATGGTCTTGTTGAACGGGACGAGGCGCACGTCGATCTCGCGCTTGCTCGCATCCCGGACGGTGATTACCGTCTCGTCTGCCGGTAGCTCCAGCTCTTCGGTGTCGTCGCCCAAAACAGAAGACCTCCACGCTCCGCACTTCGGACACGGCCCGTGCGGGTGGAGGTCACATGGTTTGGGCAAGACGACGGAGCGTACGGCCCTCTTCAATTGCGCGGAGCGTACGGCCTACGCGGTGGCCTCGTCAAGATAGGCCGTGCCGCAGCGCGGGCATGAGCCGATGAACGGCCCCGCCTCGGCCAGCAGCTTGTTGCACGGCCGGAGTACGCCCTTGAGGACGCGTCGGCCGGAGCAACGCACGGGCTCCGCGGAGCGTGCGACCGGAAGCCGTGTCGGGAACGCTGCAGGAGGGGCGAACGGCACGGGCTGGAACTCCACGTCTCCGGCGTCGATACCCTCGGACCGGCGGGCGATGGCCGCCGCCTCTTCGGGGCCGATCACCGGCACCATCAGCCCATACGTCTCCCATCGGGTCTTGGCGTTGGCCCGCTCGAAGCCCGACACGTTGAACCGCGCCACGGTGGACCGGGGCAGGAGGTCCGACATCTCCTGCTCGATGGGCTCCAGGAAGTTGGGCGCAAGGCTCGTCTTGACGAACAGTGAGAAGACTTCCTGGACGTTCTGGTACGTCAGGGAGGAGCCGGGTGCGTTGTACTCGAGCAGCACGCCGGGGATACCGAACATGTTCGCGGCATCGCCCTTGTTGGCTAGCCGTGCGTCTAGCATCTGCGCCGCGGCGGGGTTGACGCCGAACTCCGTGATGTCCTCGATCCCCTCGTCGGTGACGAGCGGTACGTTGTGCGGTCGGGAGGCAATCTGCTGCTTCAACAGCTCCGCTTCGGTCGGCCCCGTGTCGGTGTCTCCGAGGGAGCCGGCGGCCTTGACCCACATCGACGGGTAGCCGCCCTCGGCATAGAAGTTGGCGGCCCATTCCTGCGACTCGACCGCGACCGACGCCGCAGCGCCGCACATCTGCAACGGACCGACGCCCCGCAGCCCGCCGTCCGGGTTGGGGAGGAAGGTGATCTGCCGCATGTCGCGCGGGTCCATGACCGTCTGCTTGCCGCGGACGCTCCAGGTGATGACCGGCTGCAACCGGTCCACGGTCGGGTCAACGGTGATCTCCCACGGCGGGATGGCGATGAGCGACATGGGCAGGTCGTCGCTATCCCGCTTGGCGACCCACCACCACACCTCGCCATACGACGCCAGCCAAAAGGCGGTGTCGCGGTAGAACTTGTTGGGCGTGCGGAACGGGTCCGGACGGGTAACGAGCCGCGGCACGTCCGCGCCCTCCAGGCGCACGCCGTTGCGGTACGTCTCGACGGCCAGTGAGCCCGTGGTGTTGGCGATGAGCGACACCGCCCGGAAGATGGCGGGCGTCCCGAGGGCCTCCGCCACTGATGGGAACCGCCACGGCCGGCGGGACAGTCCGAATGCTTGCAGGATTTGCGTATCCCAATCCGGGTAGGTCGTGAAGCTGTCGATGGAGCGCATGCCCGCCTTGACGGCACGAGCCACGTCCGTCCGGTCCGCGATCTGCATCTGGCGGTCCGTCTGCGGCTCCGGCATGGGGGAGAACAACGCCTTGACCGACTCTCGGACGTTCATCTAGTACACCCTCGCTACCGGAACAGGCGGGCCGCTCGCCAACCATACCGCCCGGATGGCGGCAAGCGATGCGGTGATCGGGCGGTCATCGAGGGCACGGACCGCGTGATAGGCACCTTCCCCGTTGGGCTTCTCCGATGTCCAGGTCAGGTCGTCGGTCACGGCGTCGCACTCCGACCACTTGAGCTTCTGCGCCGTGACGATGTTCTTGAACTGCGCCGACGCGTTGGCGAACTCGCCGCCGCTGATGGGCTTGCCGGTCTTGACGTACTTCACCAGCTCCTTGTCGGTGAGCGGATCGTGGCCCACCTGTCGGATGCCGTACTTCTGGCAGAGCTGCTTCACCTGCCTGCCCAGCTCGTCGGTGTCGATTGGCTCGCCGGTCACATCGACAAGGAGCCGGAGGGCAACCTCCTCCCCGGAACGCCACGCCAGCGCGACGGATGCCCTCCGGCCCTTGGGGTCCATGCTCACCGCGATTACGGGGCGCAGGGGCGTCCCGGTGTCGGCCTTGCAACGGACCCAGGAGAACTCGTCAACGAGCCGTTCACGGAGGGAGGCGACCCACCGGCAGAGGTGCTCCGTCTCGAAGATCCCCATCGTGCCGGCCAGCTTGTTGGCGACGTACTCCCGCTCCAGGTACGGCAGGATGCCTGACATGTGGCCGATGGACGGGTTGGCCTCCAGCCACCCGGCATGATCGTCGGCGGCACGGTTGGGTGCCGCGGACCACTCCAGGTAGGCCAGTGATGGATCGCCATCGGCACGGGTCCGCAGCGCGTTCAGCACAACGGATGTCTCGTCGCCCGCATTCGACAGGTACAGGATCTGCGGGTTAGCGGAAGCGGTGAGCGTCGGCTTGGCGGCTGCGATGAAGTCGAAGTTGTCCAGCTCGCGGACCTCGTCGATGATCACGTCGTCGTTCGACGGGCCGCGGGCACCGGACCGCGTCGGCGCGACGATGCGGTATGACCCGCCGTTGCGCATCTTGATCTCTTCCTGACCGTTGGCATACCGCGGCATGACGATCCGCCCGCCCTTGATTGCCAACTCTCCGGGCACCGCGCCGAGTATCTCCGCGACATGGCCGAAGACCTCACGCGGTAGCTCCCGGTTCTGCGCCGTGTGCATGATCCGCCGGCCCATCCGCAGCCGGTGGACGATCCTCGGAACGAGCGGCCGTGTTTTTCCGTTCTGGCGAGCAACGATCTGGGCCACCTCGGGGAACAACCACAGGCCGTTACGCCCGATGGCGTTGTCGTACCGGGCGGCGATCCGCTGCCACGGGAACGGCTCGAAGCCGATGCGCTCGCACGTCTGCTCCCACTCCTTGAGCAGACTGCGGGCCGGGGTCGGTGGACTGATCCGGGGCTTCTCTCGGCCCTTCGGTGATGAGCGGGGGATTGCGTTAGCCAGCGCCATGATTCCGACTGTTTACGGAGCCTGTACCCGAAAAGGAGAGAGATTTCGGGAGAGCCCTATTGTTTCGTTCCCTCACTCTAAAAAACGAATGGCCTTGCACTAGTGGATGACGCACCCCTGCCGGTGTCATCCCATCCGCTAGCTCTCTATCCAGCCGTGCTGCTACCCCCCGTGCAGTGTTGTGGTGGGTGCACGATGCACGGAGGTTGCTCATGCTGATGAACTGGTGCCATGCCATGTCACGGTGTACCGGGAGGATGTGGTCCGCTACCCTGCCGGGGTAGGTGCAGCCCTTCACCACCTGACAGATACGGCCGTCCCTTGCGATGACCGCTGCGCTGGTACGACGCCATGCTGTCTTGACGTACCAGCAACCCGGGATGCGGATGCCGGCGTGACAGTTGGGGCAGGAGCATGCGCTCACGCGACTTCCTCGACACCGAAGAGGGGCCGCCTCTTCACGATGGTGCGGAGCTGCTCCACTACCGCTTCGTCCGTTACCACCGCTTGCCCATCGGTGAACTCTATACGCTGCCCGTCCACCATCAACGCCCGCTTCCTGGACTGGAAGAGCACGCCCTTGCCGTGGATGCGGGGCTTGTGGCGTAGGGTGATGGCGTCACGGTAGAGCTGGGCGAGTATCTCTAGGGCGGGTAGCTCGTCGTGGTATTTGAGGACGTGGGCCACGCCACGCTGCGCGGCCTCATAGCGCATGTCGGACGACTGCACCATCTTGCGGATGACGCCCTTGAGGGAGTGCGGCGTTGCGGGCTGGAACGGAAGCCCTCCCCACAGTGAGCGCATGCGGCGCAGCGTCCAGTCGTCTGCGCCTGCGATCACGGGCTTGCCCATTGCCCAGGCTTCCACGGAGTTGCAGCCATAGCCGAACAACAGTTGGTCATAGACGATGTCGGCCTTGGCCTTCTCCACCAGCGCCACGTCGTTGGTCTGGTTCTCCACCATGACTAGGTCGATGGGCAGCCCCTCGGCCAGCAGTTCGCTCACGGCCTGTAGGAACAGGTCGGTGTGCTTGAGGGCGCGGTTCGTGGGGCAGTGGACGATCCGTACCCTTCCATCTGGACTACGGTCGTTCAGCGGCCCGAAGGTACGCAGAGCCGCTACGTCATACGCAGTCGGGAGCCAGTAGAGCTTGTCCGGGGCCGGCCGTTGCAGGTCGATGGTGGAGACGGCCGCGACCATCTTCCGGTGAGCTGCGATGTCCAGCATGCGCTGCGGGTTGCTGCGGAACATGGAGCCGTGGTGATGGAGCAAGATCGGCTTCTTGTACAGGTCGAACGTCCGCGCAGCGATGTCCGAGTTGTTGAAGTGGATGACATCGGCCTCGCGGGCATGCTGCCGGATGTCGCCCTGGGTCCGTCTGTCCCACACCTCGCCGCCGGGGAACTCGAAGTATTGCTGATGGCGGTGATAGCTGCGGATCGTCAGGCCCGCTTCGGGGTGCTTGTCCGCGGCGATGCGGAGGCGGCCCACGACGCCACCGGGGTCGATCTGGCCGATTGCCAGCGCATTGATGATGGCGGGGTCAGACCCATGCTTCTGCGCAGCCCGAACGTAGCGGGCGTTCTGGCCGTTCGTGTCCAGGCCATTGGAGATGATGACCGCCTTCGTCACATCGGCACCAAGGCGGGCACAGGACGCCACATGGTGTCCGTGGGAGGCGGTGTAACGGCTGGTCCTGCCCCGTAGCGGATCGTGACTGGGCACAGTCCGGCCGAACGGGGCAGGCCGCAGATATGCTCCCATGCCTCGACGCCGATGTCTGCCACGCGGCCCTTGCGTTGCATCGCCCTATCGGGGCCGGCGTCATTCGAGGTCATCGTCAGGCATCGCTTCGCGCAGATCGTGACCGTCTGACCGGGGCCACCGGGGAGGGCCAGATAGTCGTCGCCGTACTTCTCCGGCATCCACGAGGCGACACCGGACACGACAACGGCGGCGACGAGAACCGCCGTCAACTTGGCCCGCCCGTAGCGGCTTCGGTGTTGTAGACGACCGGCGTTGCCGCTGCGGCGATCTTAGCCGTGTTGGCCGAGGCCGAGTTACCGGCAGAGTCGCGGATCAGCCAACCGACGACGAGGCCCAGCAGGGTCCATGCCTGGACGCTATCGCCGCGCTCGTTGTAGATGAGGAAGAAGCACGAGCCGACCACGATGATGGCGATCACGTACTTGGCGATAGTGTCGATCAGTTCCTTGGTCACTTCTTGGCCTCCAGTGCCTTCTTGGATGCCGCGTCAACGCCCTGGTTGAACGTCGTCGCCGTATCGGGAGTGTAGTCAACGTCCATCTTGAGGAAGACGGCCAGCTCGTCGCCGATCAGCCAGACGTTGCTACGGTCGCCGGGGTTCTCGTCAAGCGGTGGGACGAGTACGCCCTGACCCATGACCCGCTTGGTCGTACCCGGCTCCAGGAAGATGTATTCGCGGTCCGCCACCTGCACCGCGGCATGTTTGCCGCCGCCCTTGACCGTTGCGACCCCGCTTGCGGCTTGAGCCTTCTCGATGACGAGTGCTGGCACTTCTGGTTCCTCCGGGTCGGTGTCGGGGAGCTGGAACCGCGGAGCGCGACCCCAAAATAGCCTCTTCTCATCGTTACGCTCCCGGCGGGCGAGCTGCTCCATGTATGCCCGCAGTGACGTTAGCCGCATGTACTTGAAGCCGGCGCAAAGCGGGTCGCCCACCATCACGGAAGTCTTGTTCCCGTTGAACAACGGGTGGACGTAGACGGCGTGTCCGCGGTCGAAGGTGGCCGAGCATCGGTCGATGGCCGGGAGGGCGTCGTACCAGCCCTGCGCGATGACCCCATCGCCGGCATTCAGGGTGCGTACGACATCCTCGAAGGGGTCGGACCGGATGTCCAGGTCTTGCGCCCAGTGGTGCCACGCCGTATCGACATGGATGAGGTTGGTTCCCCGACCGATGATATCCGCGACCGTCCGCCCGCAATACGGGATCAGCTGTCCGCCCCACACCGACACCTGACCGCCCGTCGTGAAGTCGAGCGCCATCGCCCCGGACTCAAGGGTGCAGATATACGAGTCCAGGTAGGTCGTCGGGTCGCCGAGCTGCCGCCGAAACTGCGGGATCACGGCATAGCCACGGTCATGGATGCCTCAAGCCCCCATACGAACCACACGAGCAGGAAGGTGCCGCCCGTGACGAGAACGCGGCTAACCATTGTTCCGGGCCGTCTCTTCGGTCGCCATGATGATGCCGAGGCCCACGAACGCCCCGAGAGCGGTGGCCCCGAGCAGGCTCGATGCGGCATTCGGGATCGTGACGATGAGATAGGCAAAGATCGAGCCCGCGGCCGGCGCGGCCGTCATGAACAGGGCGAGTGCCTCTAGGAAGTCGCGCCGTGCCCGACGGTCGTGGTGCTGGCGGTAGCCCATCCAGCGCTTGCCCAGGACGTAGCTGAACAGGATCAGCACGGCCATGCCCCAGATGAGCGACGTTGCGATGCGGAAGTCCATCAGCCCGTCAGCCGCCGGATACCCTCGACGCCGAGCAGCAGCGCCCCGGTGCCGAGCATGAGGAACAGCGGGAATGCTTCGAGCTGATAGTCGGGCCGGAACGCGTCAACCATCGCAAGGATGCCCACGAGCCCGATGAGGAAGAGGCCACCGATAGCACGCTCGCGGTTGAACGGCGGCTTGATGCTGCCATCATCGGTCAAGGAGGGACGGCCCCACGCCCGTCTGAGACGGGCTACCGCCTAGCCCTGTTGGCGTCAATGGGGCCATCGAGCGCACGCTACCACACCTCTCGGACGATCCAAGCGGTCGCCAGGACGAAGAACCCGGCTAGCGATGCCGTCGCCAGCCCCAAGGTGAACATCTGGCCTTGCGTCAGGATGTACGACCAGCAGGGGCCGAGGTCATCCGGGAGGCGGTAGGCGATGAAGGTCTGACAGGGTGTCACGCCACACCCCACTGTGCAGCCATCGCGGCGGCGATGTTGGGATCGGTCCTGCTTCGTTCCTTCCAGCGTTCGGGACCGGGCGAGGCGTGATGGACACGGGGAATGCGGCCGTCAACGATGTTGGTCGGTTCCAGGGGCGGAAGGTTCTTCAGCCACAGGCACGTCGCCTTCGTCTCCGGTGTGCCGAACATCCACGGTTGCACCGTCTGTGTCGGCTTCGGCAGGCCAGCGTGCCGATGCTGAATGGGGTTCTCGACAGCGATCCTGGGAACGGGTGCGTCGAGCAATTCCTGGAAGAACTCGGATGCGTCCTCCATCGAGGCCCATCGATGTGGGTTGCGCTCGGTGCCCTTGCCACCGTACAGCCACCGTACTCCCGACAGGGCTAGATACGTACAGGGCGGATGAGCAATCAGCAAATCCCACTCGGCGTAAATGACCTCAAAGACGCTGCCCACGTAGTGCGGCCCCGGTCGCTCTGTTTCCAACAGATCGCAGGACATGGCGTCGTGGCCGCGCTCGATGAACGCGTCCCGCACGATGCCCGAGAACTCGCAGGCTACCAGGACTCTCACTCCTCCCTCCCTGCCGTGGCGGGTGATGAGGCGGCACGGTTGTACTCATCGACAATAAGGGTGAGAGCGGCATGGTAGACAGCGCTTGTACCGCAGATGCATTCCTCGTCGTCGTCCTGAGCGGCGCACGCCGATGAGTGCTGCGGCGTCCAGTTCGCAAGCGCCTCTCGCAGCGGCCCCGCGTCGGCCTGTGGGGCGGCACGGGCGGCGTCGAGGACCGGAAGGTGCGGCGATGTGCCGGTAGCACCAACTGCGAGCCCTTCGGGGCAGTAGTCCCACGTTCCATCCGGCCCGGTCCATGTGCCGTCCTCGGGGACTAACCGAACACCACACCAGAGGCAGGTCGCCGTCAACTCCGAGGGCGGCGACACCGGGCGGGGGTCGGGGGTGTCCTCCTGCAACCGAACATGCAACGGGTACTCTGCCGCCGGGTCCCAATCATCCAGTAGGCGGGGGTCGGGGGTGTCAGCGGTCATCGCCACGTAACCGAGAACTCGTGGCGCAGGATCACGACGCCGATGCCCGAGCCGAACGGGCGGTAGAACCGGAGGGTCTGGTTCAGCCCGCTAACGGGGTGCTGTCGTAGGTGGTGGAAACGAAGCGTCATCGCGTCTCTCCCTTCTCCTGCCGACGCGGGCGCTCCCTCGTGAAGCGATCAATGGTCACCCACCACCACACGGGACAGCGGATCGTGCAGGGCGTTCCCGGCTTGTGGTCGTGGGCTAGTCCGGTCATCCCGTCTCTCCCTTCTCCTGTGCGGCCACGATGGCGGCGAAGATGGCGGCGGAACAGTCCTTCGACGTACACGGCCAGTCACCTGGAGGCGAGTGGCGATGCTCGTCCAGCGCCGTCGCCAGTTCGGCCTCCGAGACGAGGAGGTAGCCGTCATCGGTGACGGTGAACGTCGGTGAGTACCAGCCTTCCGTCGTTGGTTCGCCCCACTCGGCGGTGATCTTGCGACCGTCATCGGTGCGGGTGCCGAACTGCTCGAACAGGTTCTCGCTGGCGAGGATCAGTCGCGTGCCGGGCGGCGTCACGTCCCGCTCCCTTCCCGCGAGGCTACGCGGCCCTGGAGGGCGGCGCGGATGTCACGCGCCATTACGTGCGGGATTGGCTGTAGCGCGTCGTCCAGCCACTCGCCGCCGTCCTCGGCGACGTATCCCTCGGCTATGGCTGATGCCAGTTCGGCTTCGGAGACGATCAGACAGGCGTCAGGAAGTATCACGAAACCTTCGAGGAGCGCCGCGAGGTTGGCCCGAGCGGTCACGCACCGTTCCTCCGGGCAGACCCCGACGGCGTGATGGGCGTAGAGGTAGTCAAGGTCGTTCATGCTGGCCCCTTCGGTGTTGCGGCTTCGATCATCTTGGCTAGCTCGGCGTTCTGTTCGCGGGTCCGCCGTGCCCTCTCCGCGAACGATGCGCTGCGCTCCTCCTCCCGGTCCTCGGCCTCGAGCGCGGCGAGCTTCGGCCGGCTGCTGGCGTTCAGGGCGTCGATGGCACCGAACAGGAATCCCTTGATGTCGCCCTGCTTCGTCCCGGCGCGGGCCAGTCGGTCGAACATCCCGATGACGGCGCGGGAGCCGTGCTGCTCCACCGCCACGACGAGCTTCTGGTGGTAGCCGTTACCTGGACGAACGTCGCAGCCATGGACAGCCAACCACGACAGAGCCTCCCCCTCCGGGTCGTCAAAGGGATCGTTTGCCGCGCGTGCGTCCTCCTCGGCTCGGCTATCCTCGGCTCTACCTCGGCTTCGGCCCGGTGTGTACGGACCTTCTGGGTCCCGTCTGGGTCCCGGTTGGGACCCGTCTGGGTCCCGGCCTGTCCGCTGTCGGGTAGCAGCCGCCGCCCGTTTGGCCCGCTCCGCGTCGAGTCCGTGGATGCGGAACCGGGAGCCGGTGCCGAGGTCCACGAGGCCAGCCTCGGCCAGCGCGACCACGGCAGACCGGCGAGTCCCAGCCGGGAGCATGGCCGTCGCAGGGTGGGCCTGGTCCGCTATCAGCAGCAGCCGCAGCCACGTCGCGAGGTTGGCGTCCGAGTCGAAGATCGTGACGAACTTCGGGTCATCGACGATCGACCAGTAGACGCGGGAGTAACTAGCGCGTTCGCTCATGGTTTCCAGCCTCTAGTGAGAGCAACGTGGCGCGGCGGAGGCTGGAACCGACACCTGACCGCCACGCTGCTCTCATCATTGTACGCCCTTCGACGCGCCGTAGATACGGCCTCGGCCGTCGTTTGGCAGCCTGCCACCGTTCGGCGTGGGTCGGGCGTAGCATCGACCGTCACGCATCGCGGCCTCGTAGAAGGCTGCGGGGCAGTCGGCGCATGGACGGATGGCTCCGCGACGGACTCGGGCGGCAGCCTCGAGCCAGCCGGCCAGCTCGTCCGGGGTCATGCAGTCGTAGGTCACGCCGTCTCGTCCATCTGCATGGGGTCAGGCGGCAGGAAGCCCCGGAGATAGGCCCGCAGCTCCGGCCGGTGAGCCGTGGCCCAGCCCGTCCAGAGGTGATGGCCCTCGCAGAGCGTGACGAGGTGCGCCATGTCGGACGGTGCGCGGACGCCCATGCGGGGCTCGTCCTTGACGTGATCGAGGGTGTCCCGGCCCCGGCAGTCCATCGAGGAGCCGCCCAAGCGGGGCGCCACGCAGCCCTGGTCCCGTTGCAGGACGGCTATCGCCAGCTCACGGGTCACGGGGTCGGCGTGCGGCTTGCGGCGGATCATATCGCCAGCTCCATCTGGGCCTTCTCTACGATCCAGTAGCCCTTCCGGCCGTCCGTCCGCTTCCGGCAATCGACCGTGTAGCCCGCCGCCCGAGCGTCCGAGACGCGGCCCGTGACATTGACCAGCGATGTGGCGAGGGTGATCTCAAGCGAGGTGGCACCGGGGTTGTTGCGGAGGAAGGCGATGAGTGTCTGCGTCTGCGTCATCACACCGTCTCACCGAACAGCGGCACCGTCTCGGCCTCCATCGCCGGCAGGATGAACTCCGGCCCCTTGATGCGCTCGAGGTCGAGCACCTGGTACGTGACCTCTTTCTTGCTGCCCTTCGGGGTGAACGTCTCGTCTCGGATGCGGCCCCACACGCTCACCCGTTGGCCGATGACGCCCTCGCGCAGGCCAGCGAGGATGTCGGCCATGTCGCCCTTGACGATGACCTTGATGCCACCTGCGGGGCTCACGAGCTTGAACGCCAGCACCGATCCATCGGGCGACATCTTCGGGAGGAAGTCGGGGAAATCCTTGGCGAGCTCGGCGGTGCCGATGAGGCTGCCGTCTCCGTTGACGAGCGGCGGCTTGGCGGCGAGCTGCTCCCGCTCCTTGGCGTTCTGTGACGCCGGGGTGATCGGCTCTTCCTTGTTGGCGATTTCGTTCGCGGAGGCAATCGACTTGTCGATCCCGATGCCCAGCGCACCGATGGCGCGGCCCCACGCGCTTGTCTCGGTGTTCTCCAGCTCGGAGCCACGGGTGAAGTTGGTCGTGCCGGGGAGGACCATCCACGACCAGCCCTGACCGGGGAGCGGATCGTCGGGGGTCCTGTAGGCGAACGCCTGGACCCACACCCGCGCGGTGTCGCCGTCCATGCGGACCTTGACCTTGCCGGTGACGAGCCGTCCGTCAGGCCATCGCTCGTAGAACATGGCGATGCGGGTGCGGACCTCGACGTAATCCTTGAGCCGGTCCTCGTACTGGCTCACGCCGGCACCTTCCGAAGCTCTGCGAACGCGGCCCGCCATGCGCCCCCAGCGGTGGTGTATCCGTACACCTCCGCGGCCAGCCGAAGGTCAGGCGTCAGGATGCGACACGTCCACCCGCTCATACCGCGGCCGAGGTGGACCCGGTAGTCGGGCGGCTGCGCCGTGGCGATGGCAAGGCGGTTCTGCTCCGTCAACTGACGACGGGCGAACGGGGTGGGCTGATGGAGGATCACTAGTCCACAACCTCTACTTCCGTCCCGCGCCATTCCACGAACTCGCGGGCCTTGGCCTGTGTCAGGCCGTCTGCCTGCTCCGGCTCCTGGATGAGACGACCCAGCCGACGCGGACTGGCGACGGTGTGCGAGAACTCCGGGTCACGGATGGCCGCAGCACGACGGGCGTCGTCGGTGTTCGCCGCGATCACCGTCACCCGGTAGACGCGCGGCGAGGGGGTGAGCCGGTGGTACCGGACTTGGTAGAAGTACATGCCTACTCCCGGTTGTGTGGGCCGACGGCTACCGGGATAGCCGCCGGCCCGATACGGACGCCCTAAGCCAGATCGGTTGCCCCACGATCCGGGTGTTCAGGCATCCGGCGGTGCGCCCCGGCACACTGGCTGGGGGGAAGCCCTGCGGGGCGCACCGCGGGAAGTCTGACTTACGTGCGGGCGGTAATGGCGATGAAGAGTCCGATGCCTAGAGCGATATAGGCGATCCAGTTCAGGATCGCAGAGCGCCACGACTCCTCATGGCGATCACCCCACATGGCGCATCTCCTTGGCCTGCAACCGCTCCAGCCATGGCGGTCGGACCGGCTCCGGCTTCTTCGGCTCGCTCTTCTTCGCAGCGGCGATGCGTTCACGGAGCGTCATGCATTCCCCCTTGCGCTGAGTGCTGCCATGACCTTCTGGTACTCGTCGCCGGTCGGGATCAGACGACCCTGCTCGGCGAGAGCGAGCGTCACATGGTTGACGCCCGACAGCTTCGCAAGCTCCCGAAGGCTGAGCCCGAGGGCCACGCGCTGTGGCCCCCAGGCTCCCCCGGCGGTGCGTACCGTGCTCTTGCGTTCGCTGTCCATACAGGTACGTTATAACAGGGCTCGGCGGGTGTCAAGCGCTAACTGATGATCGATGCCCGGATGCTGTACTTGTTGCTCGTCGTGGTGGACGTGTAGGCCGCGAAGTCGTCCCAGCGGTTCGCCGCTCCGGTCGCGGTCCGGTCGGAGCCAGAGCCGTCGTAGGCGATCTGAAGCAGGACCGAGCCACCCACGTCCGAGTGCCTGACCGCCACCCAATAGGTCGCAGCCGTGACCCAGATGCCGAGCGGGAGCTGGACCCACCGGCCGGTCGTTGCCGTGAGGCTGTAGAGCGGACCGGTGCTGCTGGGGCCGTGACCGATCATCAAGCTCGGCCCACTGCTGTCCGTGAACAGGGCGCAGGAGAGGCCGCTCGCGGTACCCGCGGCATGCTGGACGTAGGCACCGACACTGTGTAGCAGGCCGGCTGTATTTGCCGTGATCGACTTCCAGTACACCTTTGAGTTGACGCCTGGTGTCTCCCACGTACCGCCAACGGTGTTGTACCCGAGATATGACTGCGTGATGCCGGCACCGCCGGTCGCGGTGAGAGAACCGGCCGCGAGCGACAGGCCGGTACCTACGGTGATCTCCTCGATGGCCCCGGTACTGGCCGTGGTCCTGCCGAGTAGGCGAGCGGTGGCTTGGGTCAGCCCTGACGACGTAATCGCACCGGCAGCCACACCGGGCGTCGTGACTGTTCCCGCGGAGTCCTTCAGGTGGAACAGCCCGTCCTCACCGACGAACATCCGGCGGTAGTCGGCCGCGGGGTTGGAGAAGTCGGAACCGTCGTTGGCCGACTCCCGGATCGTCATCCCATACAGCAGGGCTTCGCTGAACTTGCCTCCGGCCATGTCGTCTCCTCAGATCGCGTCTGCATACAGGATGTCGTCTTCCTCTTCCGTCAGGAGGATGTCCGCGAAGACGATGGGCGTTGAGTGGTCATCCGAAATCAGGATCGGTCCGACACCGCCACCCGGTGCGGTCGCAGTCGTGTGGCTGTGGGAGTCGTCCACGACAGACGGGTTGGGGTAGGTGCCCGAGAGATCGCCGCCTGCCGCATCGCCCGTCTCGATCACCCCGGTGATCGTCGCGGCGGTGTGGTCGTGGGAGTCGTTGACGACCGACGGGTTGGGATACGTCCCCGACAGGTCGCCGCCCGCGGCTCCGGTAGGAGTACCGCTTCCCGGGGTGTAGTCCGAGAACGTCAGGGACGTTGACCCGATGGTTGGTACCGTCGTGTTCGTGTTGCGGAACGTATGCCCGCCGTTGGCGGTGCCGGCCACGACGTAGATCACGGCGCCGTACGCGGCTACGCCTTCCTCCATGTCGAAGGCGCGAGCCGGGGTCACGCCCGCGATGTAGACGCCGTTCTGCGAGCCGGTTGATTGGTCCTTAACGAGTACCCTGTCGCCCGCTGCGAGCGTCACCCCGTCTACCGTGTCGCCCGCGTTCAGGCCCGTGGCGATCGTCAGAGTCGCAGTGGTGGCAACGCGGACCGGGAGCTGCGGCGGCGCTGCCCGGTGGAACTCCGGCTTGTGGGCGTCGAGTCGGATCGTCATGTGCCGGGACCCCCGACGTTGGCCTGGTAGTTGACCGTCACCCGCTCAGCTCGCGTGTCACCCGATGCCCCCTGCGGGGCGAAGTCGAGGGAGAACGTGCCCGCGTCAGGATCTTCCTCGGTATAGCCGTTGATGATGGGCACGCCATCAACGAAGACTTCCAACGAGCCCGCGGTATACGGGTACCGTGTCGTGAAGTCCGTAGTCGTCCCATCGCCATCCGCAACGAATTCGTTCTTGACGTGCATGAGAGCGCCGGGCGTAGAGCCTTCATTGCATGGCCCGTCCACGGTCATGAACAACTCTACCTGCGCAACGGTCATCTCCCACGACTCGCGGTTGTCGCCGTTCTCGAATTCCCAATGCCACGTCTCGCCCTTCAGCAGCGCGAGCGCGATGCTGTCGGTGATTTCGGCGGCGACGTACAGAGGACCGGTATGCAAGCCGGTGGTGATAGAGCCGCCGGGAGCCGCGCTGTACAGCGGGATTGCCTGGACGCCGGCCGAACCGCTGAGGAACAGCCTCACGGTCCCACCCGTGCCGCCAGCGGGCCATCCGTCGAACCCGTGCAGGTCGGAAAGGTCGATGATGAATGAGATAGTCCCCGGTACGTCCGGGATAAAGAAATCGTCGCTGATCGGCCCGCTGCCCGCGGCATGGAGCGTCTGATACGTACCGGGCGGGATGCGCCAAGCAAGGTCGCAGTTCTGGACGAACGGTCCGGGACCCGGGCTGCCACCACCCGGACCGAGGGCTTGGATTTCGTTCGATAGGGTCAGGTGCAGGTCGTACATGTCCCGCCGACCCTCACTCGGGATCACGTTCCGCCGGATCACCGGGACCGTTACGAAGTCCTCGTACCCCGGAAGGTGCGAGAACTTCACGTCTACCGCATCACCCGCCATCAGAAGATTTACCTGCGAGGCCGGCACGCGGATCGTTACCGTGATGGTGTCAACCTCGACCGCCATCGCCTCTAGGTCGGCGGCCACCGTTGCCGCTGCCGTTGTGGCCTTGCCGATACGGTCCGTCGTCTTCACCCGATCCCGCAGGAAGTTCACCGGGCTGAACTCTGTCGGTGACAGCTCCGCGATCAGCGCGTCGTTGCGACCGTAGGCGTACTGCCCGCCGAGATACCCCAAGAGTTCGCCGGTGTGCTGATCGTCCGGGCTCCGCCTCAGCTCGGCATCGATGAACGGGTAGAAGCACGTACTGCTGGCGTCCGACTCTACGTTGCTGATGGATAGGGTAGACGCGGGGGCAGCCGCTATCACGTCGTAATGGATGCTCGGCTCGTTGGCGGACTGATCGAAGTAGGCGTAAAAGTTCTTCCCGCTCGTCCCTGCGACGGACTCGAACAACCCCTGGGGGTACTGCGTCACGTAGTCGGCGGGGCCAAAGTTGATCGGGTTATCGGTGATGTTGAACCGGCCGTTATCCGCGAGAGGCGTACCCGCCATCGCGGCCGACGCTCGGCACCACGCCACACGCTCGATGTCGGGTTCTTCGGGCCGCTTCGCGGAGCTGGCGCGGAAGACTTCGAAGCTGAACGCCGCGTTGAGGTCGATTACGTCGCATTCCCATATCCGGCCCGCGCCCTGCCGGAACGGTCCGCGGTTGATGGTCTTGCCGGTGATCCATCCCGAGAACGTCCGCTCGTTGCCAGTGCAACTTGTCTCGTCGTGGGTGAACGTATGCCAGCCGCGGAGGTCCAGCTCGCCGAGCGGGTCATCAATCCGCACGCCGGCGATCGCCACTTCCCCGTAGAACGCCGCGGACGGTAGCCCGATCACGCCCTGGGCCGCGTCGTTGTTCAGCCGCACGCGGTTAGTGACGAGGACCGTATCAATCCGGTATTCCTGCGCCATTAGAGCAGTGTGGAGTGGAAGGTCTTAGTGACGGTCTTCTGACCCTTCGTCAACTCCTGGACAGAGAACTTGGCGGTGATGTTGACCGTGGGCGAGAAGTCCTTCCGCCGGATCGCCTCCAACCGTTCGTTGGCAACGAGCTGCCGGGACGCCACCGTCTGAGTAGCAGCCTTGGCGGCATCGGTAGCGGTCCTGACCGTGGCTACCTTGTCACGAACGGAGAACGCGGCCGCTTGGTTCTTGGCTCCCGCCTCCCGGGCCACAGCAGCGGCAACCGCCTGCCCCGCGGTGATGTGGCTATCGAACTGCGCGTTCAGGGCGTTGGCCTTTGCCGCCTGCTTCGCGGTGTCGGACTTGATCGCCTCCAAGCGTTCGTTCGTGATGTTCTGAGCGGTGGCAACCTTGGCAACCTCGGGGCCGACCAGATCGCCTTGCGCCTTGGGCGTGGCTCCGGTTCCGCCCAGTGCGCCGTTTCCTCCGAAGATTTCCGGCAGGATCGTCGGCGTGTTCTTCGGACCGAACGGCCATTGCAGATCGTCGGGCTTGAGTGTCGGCAGACCCAGCGCGTCATGGATCTCAATACCAGCCCCGACGACGGCGGGCTTGAGGGTGTTCGCCACATCGGCCGCGATGCCGACGATAGCCACCTTCATGATGAGGTTCGCGGCCGAGGCCAGTTTCCCCGCTCCGCCGGTTGCCCCCACTGGAGCGACACCGCCGGCGGCACCAACGACGGTTCCGGCCTTGATGTTGACGACACCCGCCGTCATCCCGAGAACGCCCTTGATTAGTCCCTTGCCCAGCTCGGACACAATGCCGCTGATGGCCCCGCCTGACAGCTTGTTCAGGCCGGCCAGCGCAATGATGGTTGTCTGGACTTCGGGCGGCAGGCCGAGGAAGGCATCGAACAGGACACCGGCCCAATGTGCTGCGGACTCCAGGCCCGCGGCGATCGCGCCCCACGGGATTTTCTCGGCAAACGCCAGTGCCTTGTCGAACGCTCCGGGCAGCTTGTTCGCGAACTCCTGGATAGCCGGCCCGTTCTTGACTACCAGATCGTTCAGCTTCACCGCGAGGTTGGTAATCTGCGGCAGCAGCGCGGTACCGATGACGGCAGAGGCGTCCTTGAAATTGGCCTTCAGGCGGCGCATGAGGTTCGCCATCCCGCCGCTCGTCCGCTCGAAGTCGCCTTGCTGTACGGCGGTGTCCTTCAGGATCAGCGAGTAGCGGGCCTGGACCTTCTGCGCCTCCGTCAGCGCATCACCGCGCTTGGCGATACCAGTTGCGTAGGCTTCCTCTTTGACGCGGGCCTCGGAAAGCAGGACGCCGAACCGGCGCAACGGCTCGGCCTCGCCGGATAGCCCGGACCGCAGCTTGTCCAGCATCTCCGACGGGTCTTCGTTGTTGAACGAGGCCATGTCCGCGGCCAGCGTGACAAGGGTCTTCGACATGTCCGCGGCTTGGCCTTCGGCCAGCCCGGTGGTCTTGAACATGTTCCCGAACGCACCCGCAGCGGCGAGGGCTTCGGACTTACTGATGCCCAAGGCGTTAGCCGTCGTATCAGAGAACGCCAGCACGGACTTGGAGGCGTCTCCGAATACGACCTTCGTCTTGTTTATCTCCTCGTTCAGGTCGGAGGCGTTCTGCAACGACTTGGCGAGCAAGCCAACGGCCCCGATGCTGGCGATGGTCGTGATCTTGGCGATGTTGCCGGCAGCGGTGGACAACCCTTTACCGGCCTTCGACCCGACGTTTGTGAGCGTCTTGTCGAGCTGACCGGACTTCTTGATCGCCTTGTCTACGCCGCGGTTGAAACCCTTGTCATCGAGGGTCAGTTGCGCGACGAGTGCGGCAGTCTCAGCCCTTGGCACGGGTGCCTGCCCTCAACTTCTGCATCTTCGCTTCCTCGGCCATTGACTCAGCCCTGACAGCGGTTCCGATACTCAGCTCTGCGAGGTACTGGAGTCGCCATCGGGCTGTGAGAACGTCATCCCGGTGTCGCCCGTCCGGGTAGTGGTAGTCGAGGACCGCGAGGATCGCTTGCGGCTCGAAGGTGTCAATCCACTCGTCACTGATGTCGATGCGCCTGTCGGCGTGGGCCGCGAGGATGTCGCGGCCCTGTTCACCAAAGGGATCAGCACCTGCGGGTTGTACAGGGTTTCCGCCTCCGAACTCACGAGGTCAGCCGCTACGAAGTCGGACATCAGGTACTTGCGGATGTTGCCGGCCGTGACCGGGATCGCGGCACCGTTCATCAGCGTCCAGGACGCGATGCCCGAGAACATGTACTGAGTGACGACGGCGGCAAGACGGCGGGCCGTCAGGTCGTTGACCTCGGACCCGTCATCCTCCACGAGCTGGATCGCCTGCTTGCAGGCCGTGGCCTCCTCGAAGCCAAGCCGGTCCTTGAGGGTCACGGTGTCGCCGTCCGGGTGGCGTGGTTCGTCCCCCGGACAGACACACGGGATGGAAACGTCCATGACTAGGAGCCCGTCGCGCCGAGGTCGGCGTTCGTCATGTCGCAGACAACCGCCGACGTGTACACGCCGTCGAAGTCGTCGGGATCGTAGAAGGCGTGGCCGGTCAGGACGACCGTGGTATTGCCGCCGATCTCGCCCTCGGTCCGAGTGTAGTACCGGATCGGCATTGTCTGAGTCCACTTGTACGGCACGGCCGTCCCGGCGATCAGCGTCGTTGACGTGGTGATGAGCCGAAGGTATCGGTTCACCGCGTCATCGCTCATCCAGGCATCGGACTCGGAACCGGTGCCAACGATGTCGCTCGTCTTGGCGAAGGTCATCTCGACTTCGATGGAGCGAGTCGCGCGGACGATCTCGTTGATGTCGAAGTTCTGGCTGCCGTTCATCCACCGCTTGAGGTCCAGATCGCCGCCGAAGCGGAGGGTGGCGGTGTACAGCGCGTCGGACACCTGACCGGCCCCGAGGCCCGCGACGCTGGATGCGATGTAGATCGCGGTGTCCTTGGCGTAGATCTTGGCGCCGGTCGTATCCACGGACAGACCCGGCGTCGGGACGGTTCCCGTGACGGGCTGATCGGTGGACGACTCCAGGGCCACGGAGCCGAAGCGCCATGAGGCGGTGGCCGTCGCGGCGACGAGCTGCTCCGGAAAGACGACCTCGAACGACTCCACGATGCTGTCGCCGAACTGGTACCAGTCGTTGGTAACGTCGTCGCCGAACTCCCACGTAAAGGGGTCCGGGTCTTCGGGGGTGGTGCTGGACGGGTCGTGTGTCCACGTCTTCGCCAGCCCGCCCGTGCCGCTGGCGACCGGCTCAACATCCCCGCCGAAGAAGCCCGCCATCAGCGCCGGGATGGTGTTGTATTCGAGGCCGTTGTCGGTGATGTCGCCCGTCGCCTCGTCGCCCTGACGGATCGGGGCGACGGTCGGGTCGATGGAACCGGCGTCCACGTCCGGGTCGGTCCACTGGAGATCGACACTCGGAACGCCACGCCACGGGTATGCCTTGGTAGCGGCGACGACTGTGCCCTGTACTGCCTGCCGTGCGCCCTGCCACTTCCGCAGCCGCACGAGCCCTGCAACCGGCATCTGTTCTCCTCCTTCGAATGAGCTGTACCCCTACCGTCCGGGGCTGGACATGGAGAACGCCTCTTCAGTTGTCGCCTACATAGCCCTCCAGGGTGATCCGTGTCCCGTAGTAGGTCCGCTGGTACTCGGGTGGCATCCAGTCGGTGACGTAGGTTGGCTCGTCCTCCACCCGCGTCACCGCGATGAGGGAGTTAGCCCCGGCCTCGTGGTAGCGGGCGGCGACCCACTGCACGAACCCGTCCACGAACGCGTCGCGCTGATCAGCCGCCTCGGCCGAGTCGAACAGGCCATGGAGGATGATCAGCTCGCATGACGGCGTGATCTGGTAGTTCGCTCCGGGGCCGATGGGGTCGATGGTCGCGCCCATCCGGTCAACGAACCCGCACGGCGGCTTGACTGACATCGGGCGCCCCGGGTACGTCTGGAGCTTCACGCTCGCGCTCTGCGCGTAGTCCTCCATCAACCCCACGGCCGCAGCCCGGTAATCGGTCTGTACGTCCACCTATGCCGCCTTGTTCCACAACCGGATGAGGGAAGCGGCCATCGGCCTACGGCGCAGCGCCTCACGGGCGGCGCGGCCGCGGAAGGGCTGGGCGCGGGTCGCGGGGTGGTTCACCTTGCGGGCGAAGATCGTGCGACCTCCTGCCCGGAACACGAGCCGCGGAGCCTTGCGGGGCTTGATGAGGTGCGCCGTGGTGCCCTTGTCGATGAAGAACGCGGTGTAGTGGCCGCCGACCTGGGCACGGCGTTGGGTAGCGGACTTGACCCGGAACGAACGGCGGAGCCGGCCGGTCTTCTGGGGCACGTCGGAGCGCATCAGCTCGACGGCCTCTTCGGCCCACTCCCGGCCGGCGGGCTTGAACGTCTGCTTGATCGCCCGGAGACGCGCGTTGAGCTGCTTGCCGCCCTTGAGTGAACTCACGACTTCTTCGGTTCCACCTTGGCGTCGCTCTTGGCGGGCTTCGGCGGTGCCTTCGCAAGCTCCCGCTTGACGATGGCGTCGGCGGTCTTCTTCGACATGATGTAGTCCCTCCGGCGGTCTGAGGCGGTCATGCGATACCCCACTTTCGTCGTTGTCCGGTGAGTAGCATCTGGTAAGTAGGATCCCGGATCAGAGCGGGTGATCCGATGGCGGTGGGCTGCTGCGAGTACAACACCGCGAGGCGCAGCGCGGCGCGGCCCATGTTCTCGGTGGGAGCGTCTGCCGAGTCGTCCCAGTTCCCGACGTTGCTCTTGACCGTGGCGATGGCCGCCGCCAGCGTGGCGTCGAGCGTCGTCTCCCAATCGGTCGTGTTCGTGACGTCCAGGACCTGCGCCAGCTCTTCGACCTCCGGCCATGCTCCCGGAACGACCGACAGCACGGTGATGTCGGCCTCGTTGGCTGGCTCGTCGGCCGCCGCGAACGACTGCGAGATCGGGAAGGGGAACGACCAGTAGGTCGTGTTATCCACGGGGGTGCCGACGAGTGATCCGAACTGGGGGGTGACTCGGATCACGTCGCCGGCATCGACCGTTGCCAGCACCGCGTCGCGGTTGTTGGCGTCCCGGTCGGTGATGGACACCCGGAGCGTATTGGCGTAGCCCGGCACCGGATCGGAGGCGAGTGTGACCTCACCTGCCGAAGGCACTCCGCGTGCCGTGCTCCACGTATACGCCCCGAGTGTCGTCGCCATGTTAGCTGGCGACG